AAGGCGCAGTAGCAAGAGAGATGTTAGCAAGAATAACTTTGATGTTAGAGAACTTACCTTTCTTTTTACAACCAGGCACTAAAGCACTTAACAAAGGGTCATTAGAATTTAGTAATAATAGTCGTATCATTGCGAGTGCAACGTCTGGTAGTTCTATTCGTGGTATGTCAGTCAACTTACTATACCTTGACGAGTTTGCGTTTGTAGAACGTGCAAACGAATTCTATACTTCTACTTATCCAGTAATATCTGCGGGTAAAGATACTAAAGTAATCGTAACATCAACCGCAAATGGTATTGGTAATACTTTTCATAAACTCTGGGAAGGTGCATGTCAGAATACTAACGAATTCAAACCATTTACTGTTAACTGGAGCGATGTACCAGGTCGTGATGAAAAATGGAAAGAGATGACAATTGCAAACACATCGGCACTACAGTTTGACCAAGAGTTTGGTAATACATTCTTTGGCACAGGTGATACTTTGATTAATGGTGAAACACTAATGGGTTTTCGTGCAAAGAATCCACGAAAAGTACGAGAGAATGGTGATTTATTAATTTATCGAGAACCTACTAAAGACCACCAATACATCATGACAGTAGATGTCTCTAAAGGAAGGGGACAGGATTATTCTACGTTTAACGTCATCGATATTAGCACTAGGCCCTTTAAACAAGTCGCTGTCTATCGCAATAATACTATTTCTCCTGTATTGTTTCCTAATATTATATATAAGTACGCAAAGTTCTATAATGAGTGTTATGTAGTCATAGAATCGAATGACCAGGGTACTTTAGTTTGCAACGGACTATATCAAGAATTAGAATACGAAAACATTCACATGGAATCTGCTGTTAAGGCAGATAGAATTGGTATTGAAATGACACGTAAAGTAAAACGTATTGGGTGTTCATCAATTAAAGATATTTTAGAACATCGTAAACTACAAATATTTGACGAACAAACAATACTTGAAATATCTACATTTACTGCTCGAGGTCAATCTTATGAAGCAAGTGATGGTAATCATGATGACCTGATGATGAATCTAGTATTATTTGGTTATTTTGTTTCTGGTACATACTTTAGAGACTTAACTGACATCGACTTGAAAAAGATAATGTTTGAAGATAGAATGAGAGAAATAGACGAAGATGTACCACCTGTTGGGTTCATAGACGATGGTACTCAGTTTGAACAAGAACTAGAAAGAAAAGAAGAAGCAGAACGTTGGTTTGAACAACACAATGACCAAATCATTCAAGAAGAGTGGTAGAAAACACCTTTTGTATAAATAAAAGCATATATTGAAATATAACCGTATTATGATAACTTATAATTAGACAAACGAATAGGATAGAATCATGGCATTATTTACACCTTCGGCATCGCCTGCGGTAACTGTAAAAGAAATCGACTTAACGGGAGTAGTCCCTAATGTCGCAACTAATACAGGTGCTTTTGTAGGTAACTTCGGTTGGGGACCAGTAGGACAAACAACACTTGTTTCAAATGAAGCAGGATTAGTAGAAGTTTTTTCTGCACCAACAACTGACAATACGGTTGACTTTCACTCGGCCGCTTTCTTTTTAAAATACTCTAATGCACTACAAGTAGTACGTGAGACAGACTCAGATGCTAAAAACTCTTTAGCAGTGAACAATCAAACAGGTACAAACGCAACTGCCACTAATCAGGCATTAAATGATTTAAATGCATTTGAAACCGCAACAATCGACTCGTCAGACGGAGCATTTATTGGAAGATTTCCAGGAGCATTAGGTAACTCTTTATTAGTATCAATCTGTGGTAGTTCAGACTCAGATGGTAGTGGAGTTAATAATTTTAATGGATGGACATACAAATCACAGTTTGATGCCGCACCAGGAACTTCTTCATTTGTAAGTGGTCTTGGTGGTAAAAACGATGAAATTCATATCGCAGTAGTCGATGAAGACGGAGAAATCTCCGGTACTGCGGGTACAGTTTTAGAAACATATCCTTTCTTATCAGTTGCCTCTAATGCAAAAGCAACTGATGGTACGTCTAATTATTACAAAGATGTTATCAAAGCACGTTCAGAATACATTTATGCTGGCGCATTCCATAGACATGGTGACTCAGATGGAATCAATGATTTCTCTGGTGCATTATGGGACACTAACGCAGTGAATGGTTCTCAAGACTTTAAATCAGATGTAACTTTTGGAACAGGTCAAAACGAATGGTCATTCACTGGTGGTGTTAGTTCATCATCATTAGGTACAGACGACATACTAAGAGGTTTTGACAAATTTGAAGACGTTGACAATATTGAAGTTGACTTCTTGATTGCTCCAGAATCTATTGCAGATGCTAACGCAACTACAGTTGTAAATGACTTGGTTGCTACTGCATCATCATTAAGAAAAGATTGTGTAGCAGTTGCATCACCTAGTAGAAATGCGGCAATCACAATAGGAACAAATGCGGCAGTACTAGCATGTAATAACACATACACTAAATCATCTTATCTAGTACAAGATAATAACTATCTAAAAGTATTTGATAAGTATAATGACCAATTTATTAAGATTCCTGCGGCATCAAGTACTGCAGGTCTAATGGCGGCAACTGACTTAGTTGCGGCAAATTGGTTCTCACCTGCTGGACAAAGACGTGGTAGATATCTAGGTATTACAGATATCGAGTTAAGTCCAAATAAATCTGAAAGAGATACTCTTTACAAAGCAGGTATAAACCCAATAGCAAACATACCAGGACAAGGTATCATGTTATTCGGTGATAAAACTAACGAATCTAGACCATCTGCATTTGATAGAATCAATGTCAGACGATTATTCTTAGGTATAGAAAGAGCAATTGCAATTGCTGGTAGAAACGTAATGTTTGAATTCAACGATGAATTTACTCGTGCAGAATTCGTAAACATTGTCGAACCTTTCTTAAGAGAAATTCAAGGTCGAAGGGGTATAACAGACTTTAGGGTTGTTTGTGATTCAACAAATAACACTGCGGCAGTTATAGATAGAAATGAGTTTATTGCAAGTATATTCATTAAACCTGCAAGAAGCATTAACTTTGTGACTCTTAACTTTGTAGCAGTTAGAACTGGTGTAGAGTTTGAAGAAGTCGTAGGAACAGTTTAAGGAGATAAGTAATGGCAATAATGGGCGTAGATGATTTTAAATCCAAAATAAGAGGTGGTGGTGCTAGACCTAATCTCTTTAAAGCGACTATTAACTTCCCTGCATATGCAGAAGCAGACGTTGAATTGACTTCATTTTTATGTAAGGCCGCTCAATTACCTGCGGCAGTCATGAATGAGTTAATCGTACCTTTTAGAGGTCGTCAACTTAAAGTAGCGGGTGATAGAACGTTTGAATCTTGGACTGCAACAATAATTAACGATACTGATTTTAATGTCAGAAATGCTATGGAAAGATGGCAGAATGGTATTAACAATCATAAAGCAAATACTGGTTTAACAAATCCAGTTGATTATCAAGCAGATTTAATTGTAGAACAGTTAGACCGAGACGAATCGGTCATCAAGACTTATAATTTTAGAGGTGCATTCCCACTAAATATCAGTGCAATTGACCTAAACTACGAAACAGTAGATACTATTGAAGAGTTTACAGTTGAGTTTGCAGTACAATATTGGGAAAGTAACACTACATCGTAGTCTTAAAACATATATAAATAAAGAGTAAGAATAAAACTTGCTCTTTATTATGGGCGAATTGAATATAATGTGGAACATATATGGCAGAACAAGACAATAGTATTCTGAAACTTTTTGGTTTCGAACTAAAAAGAGCAGAAGACAAACAAAAAGAAGAAAAGAAGAAAAAACTTCAATCGGTGGTCACACCTACAGACCCCGATGGTGCTGGATATGTAACTGCTAGTGGGTCTCACTATGGCCAGTTCATCGACATGGACGGCAATCAAGCAAAAGATAATAGACAATTAGTACTTAAATATCGTGGTGTCGCAGTACACCCAGAAGTCGATGCGGCGATAGAAGATATCGTCAACGAAGCAATTGTAGGGTCTGAAAACGAAGCACCAGTAGAATTAAATCTTGATAACGTAGATGCACCAGATAATATCAAGAAGACAATGGTAGAAGAATTCAATAAACTTATTGGTATGATGAAGTTCACTGAAATGGGCACAGATATCTTTAGGTCTTATTATATTGATGGTAGACTATATCATCACTTAATAGTCAACGAATCGCAACCTAAACTTGGTATACAAGACATTCGAAACATTGATGCGACTAAAATAAGAAAAGTTAAGAATGTTAAATACAAGAAAGACCCTGCAACTGGTGCCAAGATTGTAGATAAAGTAGAAGAGTTTTATATCTTCCAAGAAAAGAGTGGAAGTAATCAAGGCGTAAGATTATCGCCTGATTCAGTATCATATGTTACTTCTGGTCTTATGGACCCAACAAAGAAAACTGTTGTATCTTATTTACACAAAGCACTAAAACCAATCAATCAGTTAAGAATGATGGAAGACTCTCTGGTAATCTATCGATTAGCAAGGGCGCCAGAAAGAAGAATATTCTATATTGACGTTGGTAATATGCCTCGTGGTAAATCAGAAGCATATATGAAAGATATCATGACTCGTTATCGAAACAAGTTAGTCTATGATGCAAGTACTGGTGAATTAAAAGATGACAGAAAACACATGAGTATGTTAGAAGATTTCTGGTTGCCAAGAAGAGAAGGTGGTAGGGGTACTGAGATTACTACACTTCCTGGCGGAGAGAACTTAGGACAAATAGATGATATCGTCTATTTTCAAAAAAGATTATATCGTTCATTGAACGTACCTTTAAGTAGGTTAGAACAAGAAGCACAATTTAGTCTGGGTAGAAGTACTGAGATTAATCGTGACGAAGTTAAGTTTCAGAAGTTCATTGATAAAGTACGAAAAAGATTTTCAAAACTCTTTACTGAGATATTGAGAAAGCAACTAATCCTCAAAGGTATTATTACTGATGGAGATTGGAATCTTTGGAAAAACGACATTACTGTCGACTTCTTAAGAGATAATCACTTTGCGGAGTTGAAAGACTCAGAGATATTACAAAATAGATTAAATACTATGGACCAAATATCTCAATATGTAGGTGAATATTTCTCACGTGAGTGGGTGATGAAAAACGTCATGCAAATGTCCGAAGAGGATATTGACGAAATGAAGGCGCAAGTTGAAGCAGAAAATGAATCCAGTGGTGATGATGATGCAGATGCTGGCGGCGATGACTTTTAATTATAGGAGAAATTATGTTTGAAGAAATATATAAATGGTTTATGGAACTTTTTGGTGTAAAGGAAGAAGAAAAACCTGCACCTAAAAAGAAACCAGTTGCAAAGAAAACTGCAACTAAGAAAAAACCAGTTGCAAAGAAAACTGCGACTAAAAAGAAAACAACCGCAAAAAAATAGGTGATAATTATGGAAGAAGTAGAAGACTTTGAATTAGAACAAGAAGTTGACGGTGTATTACCTGAAACTCAAGAAGTTGAATATCATGATTTAGATGATATGCCATCTGCAGTTGATGATGCCGCAGAGGTTATGTCTAATCCTCAAGCAGATATGATTGACCAGATACTAGATGGCGACTTAACTAATGCTGAAGGTTCTTTTAAAGATATCTTAGATACTAAATTAAATGATGCTATGGACAATAAAAAAGTAGAAATCGCTAATAGTGTTTATAACGATATAGACGATATGGCAGAACCTACATATACTCCTACAGAAGATGAACTTAGTGCTGAGAGTGACGATGTAAGCGAGGTAGAGACGCCTGGCGAAGAAATCCAAGACGAAACGACTGATAGTATAGAACAATAAGTTTTAAAAAACCTCTTTTGTATAAATAATAAGACAAAAGAGGAAACTTATTATGAAAACATTTTTTTCACTTAGAGAGTCGACTAAACCAAAAGGTAAAGTTGTCTTTAAGAAAAAAATGAATCGTATAGATGTGGTGATTACCAAGGATACTGGTAGTCTGCCATTTGTCGCATATATAGATGGCGATAAGTTAGATTCGTATAAGAATCAAAGAGATGCCGAAAAGGCAATAAAAGCAACTATTAAGGAACTTACATGAAATTAATTACAGAATATACAGAAAGTAGTTTAGAATGTATTGTTGAAAAGAACGATGCTGGTGAAAAGCAGTATAAGATTCAAGGGATATTTGCACAAACCGACAAGAAGAATAGAAATGGTCGAGTATATCCCAAAGCAATCATGGAAAAAGCAGTTGCAAAATATGATAAAGAACAAATAAAAACTAACAGAGCGGTCGGTGAATTAAATCACCCCGAAGGACCAACTGTTAATTTAGATAAAGTTTCACACTTAATCAAAGAACTCAAATTTGAGGGAACTGATGTAGTAGGAAAGGCGCAAATACTTGATACGCCAAATGGTAAGATTGTAAAAGGTCTTCTTGATGGCGGAGTTCAACTAGGAGTGTCAACTCGTGGTATGGGTAGTCTTGAGAATAGAAACGGCGCTATGCAAGTCCGAGAGGACTTCATTCTTAGCACAGTTGATATCGTGCAAGACCCATCGGCACCAGAAGCATTTGTTAATGGTATAATGGAAGGTGTTGAGTGGGTTTGGAATAACGGTGTTTTAAAACCTCAAGAAATTGAAGAAATGGAGACAGAAATTAAAAATGCTCCCAGAAAAGTCGCTTATGAGACTTCTGTAAGAGAATTTAAAAATTTCCTCTCGTTAATTAAATCTAGAACATTTTAATATGTTCAAAAGGAGTCAATTATGACAGAAGAAATCAGAAATGATGAAGTCGAGACTTCTACTGATGAAGTAGTTAACGAAATCGTGGAAGAAACTCTCGAAGAAGCAGAAGCATCTTCAAGTGTAAAGGCAAAAGGTAGTGCTAAGGACGCCAGTCCAGTAAGTGAACCTGAGTCTATTGCATCTGTGGATAAAGCGTCTGATGCGGTAAAACCTAAACAGGCACCTGCACCGAAAACAAAAGCAGGTATGATTAGTGCGATGACTGACAAAATGTTGAAAATGTCTAAAGCAGACATGGAAAGCATGTATAACAGTTATAACAATGCTCAAAAAGACGAAGCAGTAGAAACAGAAGGTGAAGCAATTGTTGAATCACCAGAAGTTGACACTATGGGCGAACTTAATGCATTAGTCGAATCCGAAGCAACTCTAAGTGATGAGTTTAAGGAAAAAACTGCAGTAATATTTGAAGCGGCAGTAAAATCTAAACTATCAGAAGAAATTGATAGATTAGAATCTCAATACAAAGAAGAGTTAGAAGAAGAATTATCTTCAACTAAATCTGAAATGGTTGAGAAAGTCGATTCATACCTTAACTATGTAGTTGAAAATTGGATGAAGGAAAATGAACTTCAAGTCGAAAACGGTCTTAGAACTGAAATCGCCGAAGGGTTTATGTCTAAGTTGAAAGATTTATTTAGTGAATCTTACATCGAAGTCCCTGAGTCTAAAGTTGACCTAGTTGACGAACTTGCTGAACAAGTAGAAGAACTTGAGTCTAAACTCAATGAAACTACTCAGAAAGTTATCGACCAAAGTGGTGAGTTAGAAGAAATGAAGAAAGAGGAAATTATCAGAGAATCTTCTTCTGACCTTGCTGACACACAAGTTGAGAAGTTAAAAACTTTAGTAAACGACCTTGACTTTGAAGATGCAGAGAAATTTGCAGAAAAAGTTAAAACTGTTAAAGAAGCACACTTCTCTAACGAACAAAGTGGTAGTGACGAAATTATATCCGAAGAAACTGAAGGAGAAAGTGACGAGTTAATCGAAACTAGTTCTTCAATGGATAGATACGTTTCTACTTTAAGAAAAACTCAATCTAAAAATTAATTTAGATTAAACATAGGAAATAACAATGGAAGTACAATCTTACGACCAATTGATTGAAAAATGGAAACCAGTATTAGACGAAGAGTCTGCTGGTGAAATTAAAGACAATCACAGACGTTCCGTAACTGCCGCACTTTTGGAAAACCAAGAGAAAGCAATTGCAGAGCAAAACGAGACTATGTTATTTGAGGCCGCACCTGCTAACAATACTTCAAGTGTGTCCAATTTTGACCCAGTCTTAATCTCATTAGTTAGACGTGCTATGCCTAACTTAATCGCATACGATGTATGTGGTGTTCAACCAATGAATGGACCAACTGGTTTAATCTTTGCTATGAAGGCAAGATATCAAGGTGGTTCAACTTCTAACAGAGAAGCATTGTTCAACGAAGCAGAAACTAGATTCTCAGGTGATTCATCTGGAACTCATGATTCTGACAACGTTTCAGGTTACAATGGTATTGACTCAGACAACGACAGATTAACATCTCTCGCCGCTTCTGGTATGCCTACTGTTGACGCCGAAGAACTTGGTGCATCTACTGGTAGTACCTTCAATGAAATGGGTTTCACAATTGAGAAATCAACTGTAACTGCTGTTTCAAGGGCGCTAAAAGCAGAATACACTTTAGAACTTGCTCAAGACCTTAAAGCAATTCACGGTCTAGATGCTGAAACAGAACTTGCTAACATCTTATCTACTGAAATCTTAGCAGAAATCAATAGAGAAGTTATCAGAACTATTAACTCACAAGCAAAAGACGGTGCCCAACAAGCAAACGTTACTGTTAACGGTGTGTTTAACATGTCTTCTGATGCTGATGGACGTTGGAGTGCTGAGAAGTTCAAAGGTTTAGGTGTTCAAATAGACAGAGAATGTAATCAGATAGCGAAAGACTCAAGAAGAGGAAAAGGTAATATCCTAATCTGTTCTTCTGACGTTGCAACTGCATTAGCGGCCGCTGGAACTTTGGATTACTCTCCAGGTATATCTAACAACTTAAACGTTGACGATACTGGTAATACTTTTGCTGGTCTTCTTAACGGAAGAATCAAAGTATACATCGACCCATACGCAAACACTGACTACTGTACAGTAGGTTATAAAGGTACTAACCCTTATGATGCTGGTGTTTTCTACTGCCCATACGTACCATTGCAAATGGTTAAAGCAGTTGGGGAAGATACTTTCCAACCTAGAATTGGTTTTAAAACAAGATACGGAATGGCGTCAAACCCATTTGTAGGTTCTACACCTGCTAACGGTCTTGCTAGTGTTAAAACTAACTTCTACTACAGAATATTCAAGGTGACTAACATCTTAACGTAATCTGTAAGGTCAAAGACCAAAAAGGGGAGAACTTCGGTTCTCCCTTTTTTTATGTAAAAAAAACCCCGGTCAAGGGAAGGGTGCTACCGCTTCAAAATCTACCTCACCGGGGGTTAACGTCTATCGACCTTTGACTTTACGCCGTTACTTTATTCTGAATTTTACCTCTCTT